GAAAAGAAGAGGGGGGGGGTTGATTTACAAACTACTTTCTAATGAGGACTGCTCAGCGTATGCCATATAATAACCCTAAGCCCCGAGGTGTCTAAAAAATTTTTTTATCTTTGTAAAAAATAAAACAATGACAAAAAAGACAACACCTAAGACTAAGAAGGCTACAACACCTAAGGCTAAGAAGGCTGTAAGATCAAATACAAAAACAAAACCAAAATATTAATTATGAAAAAAATGACAAACCCTTTTGTGGGATCGGACAATGTAGGCGGACTTAATGTTCAGAACGGAAGATTAATAAATGATCGTGAAGACGGTGAAACGGGTATAGCACAGGCTTCTCGTTATAGAAAGCAGATGGAAAAACAATATAAGATTGACTGTATAGCTGACGGTATTGAGCGTGCAGAGATGAGAAAAAAAATGGATCGTTTCGATAGAAATAATTACTAAGAAGTTTATTTGTTATGTTGTGTTGAAAGAGGTTGGGTGCATTGATTTGTTGCTCACCCTCTTTTTTTATATATATATGACAAGAGTCATCATACTCATGATGACCTAAAAACAAACTCGTCATAGCCTAACTAATTGGTTTCTATTATATTATATTTATTTATGACAAGATGACAAGAATAAAGTATTTATTCTATAAAGAAAAGTATAAAGAAGAATAGTAAATATATATATATAAATAGAAAACTTTTTTTTATCATATTAACATTTATTTTTTAATCAAATAGATTGCAGTTATTTTATTTTATTATCTTTGCATCAAATTAAATTAATTTAAATTCTACTACAATGCAAGAGCAAGGTTACATACCTAAAGACTTATCGTTTGATGAAGAAGCGAGAGATAAGTTAATATCGGGAATCTCCAAAATATCTAAAGCAGTTAAGTCAACTCTGGGGCCACAGGGCCAGACAGTGCTTATTGAATCACAAGAACATACTCAAGGATTAACAGTAACAAAAGATGGGGTTACTGTAGCTAAGAGTATATTTCTTATTGATCCTATAGAGAACTTAGCAGTTAGGATGATGAAGCAAGCTTCGGAGAAGACGGCTAACACCGCAGGTGATGGTACAACTACAGCAATTGTACTTACAGAAGCATTAGTAAAGGCGGGACAGAGTTTTATAACTAAGGAGGATAACCTTATACAGGTTGTTAGAGAGATTAGAGCGGCTGGTGATGATCTATTAAAGCAAATAAAAAATAATGCTGTAGATGTTACTGATGAGATGCTTGTTGATATTGCAACTATCTCTGCAAACAATGATGTGGAGATTGGCGAAATTATTGCCAAAGCATACAAAGAAGTGGGTAAGGATGGTATAGTAACGGTTGAGAGATCTCAAACTGACAAAACTTATGCTGAGGTTACTAATGGTATAAAAGTTGATAGAGGGTACACATCCACTATGTTTATTAACGATCAAAGAAAAGACGAGTGTGTTATGGATGGTGTTAAAGTATTGTTATGCGATACTGAGATTACTAATATACTTCAAATCGAGAATATACTTAAACCAATTATTAATGCTGGAGATAAATTACTTATCATAGGTAACTGTTCTACTAATGTTATTAATACTCTCGCTGCTAATGTGCAGCGTAATGGGTTACAGTTTTGTAATATACAAGTTCCATCATTTGGATACAAGTCTCACGAGCTTATGCAGGACATTGCATTCTCAGTAGGAGCTAAATACTTTTCAGAAAAGACTGGAGACGATTTATCTTTGATTAGAATGGAAGACTTAGGTGTTGCTGATAAAATTATAGTTGGTAAAGACTCTACTATCATTATAAAAAATGGAGAGATTAGTAAAGAAACAGTTGACAGAGTATTAGAACTTAGAGAACAGCAAGAAACTTTAACTGCTAAACATGAGCGTGACTTTGTGAATGAGCGTATAGCAAGTTTAGTTGGAGGAATAGGATGTATACAAGTAGGTGCTACATCTGATATAGAACAAAAAGAAAAATTTGACAGAGTCGATGACTCTGTTTGTGCAGTTCGTTCCGCACTAAAGGAAGGTATTGTACCTGGTGGCGGATTGTTATTAGCTACCTTAGCTAAAGATTATAATTCAGATAGTACTTCTGATAAGATTATTAGACATGCCCTTGTAGCTCCGTTAACTCAGATACTTATAAACGCTGGATTAGAGGTTGATAAAATATATGATAATGATCTCTTCCATAAAAAAACTGAGAACTTTGGATACAATGTTGTAACTGGAGAGTATGGAGATATGTTTGAGATGGGTGTAGTTGATCCAGCTAAGGTTACCTCTGAGGCTTTATCTAATGCTATTAGTGTTGCATCTACAATACTTACTACTAACGCTATTGTTACGCATGCAAGAATACATACTGATGCTTAGGTTGATAGTATGGTTATTTAGCGGGAAATATAAAAATAAATTAGAATCAAATTTAAAAGAGTATGAAACCAATAGGGAAGTACATAGTAATTAAAATGATCAAGGAAGAGCTTAAGACAGAGTCTGGGCTTCTACTATCAGCACAAGATGCTTCAGAATTTAGGTATAAGAAAGGTGAAGTAATTAAAGAAGGAACTGATGTTACTGTTATTAATTCTGGAGATATCATATATTATGATGCAGGTGCAGGTCATAATATGTTAATAGAAGATAATCCTTATACTATTATTCAAGAGCGAGATATCGTTGTTGTTTTATAAACTGATTCATCTCTACAATCATATTACGATAAACTTTATCCATGTAAGTGGCATCATTTCTAAATAAAGGATTAGCCTGCGGGCTTTCCCCTATCTCTTCTCCGTTTAGTTTTTTGTAAAGAGTGTTTACCAGTCGTTTACCTTTATAAGATAACTCATACAAAGTAGCTTCTTTACCCTTTCTTTTTCTCCACACGTGTATCCATCCAGACTTAAGTAGCTCATAAAACCTGGATTCATCCCAAGACATACATTCTTCAAACTCTTTAAACTTTGTTTTATTAAATATCTGTTCGCTGTATAAGAAAAATAACATATCTATAGCGGGAGTTCCGACTTTGTATTTGGCTTTAGCCCAATACCTTATCACCCTCCAGTACTTCATGTAATCATGAGAGGGTTGAACTCTATCGTAGTTCTTACGTATTATATTTGGCATTAAATTTAATTTGTATCTTTGCGGAAACAAAAGTACTAAATTTATGTCAAGCAGAAAAGATAGAAAAAGAAAAGAGATAGATAAAGCAAGAAAAGAGTCTATTGCAAAGGCAAAATTAAAGAGAGATAAAAAAGTTTCTTCTATTTCAGAAAAAGAAGCTAAGTTAGCGGATAAAGTTGATAAGCTTTCTAAAAAAACTACAGTTACTAAGCCAGCTGATAGAACTAAAAGAACAGAAAGAAAAGAAAGAAGAGCTGATAATAAAAGAAACAAATCTATTGATAAGCTTAATGCTTTTAAAAAAGAAAAGTCAGTAAGAAAAACAGCAAGAGCAGACAAAAGATTAGCTTCAGCTAAAAATAGAGCAGAGAAAAAAGCGAACAGAAAAAAAAGAAACATGGGTAGTCGTACTCGTTGGGACACTACTTGGAATTAAAAAATAATAACTATCTTTGTAAAATATTAAAAAATTATGCCAGATCCAAAAAAAAAGAAAGCAACTACTAAAACCAGAAAGAGATTGTTTGGTGGAAGTAAGACTGTTACTAAACATTCTGACGGAACTAAAGTAAAAGAAGTTAAAAGAAAAGATGGTAGTACTAAAAAAATTAAAGTTACTAAGAAAAACAAGGGAACTACTAATACTAATATAACTCAGAAGTATAATAAAAGTGGTATGTTAACAAAAACTAAAGTAAAAGATACTGACGGATTAAGTACTGTTACTAAGTATAAAAAAGACGGAACTTTAAAGAGAAAAAAAAGAACAGGTTTAGTTTTTGGAAAAAGATACTAAATAAATATAAAAAATAAATAAAAAAAATCATGCCAGATCCAGTAAAGAAAACTGTAGTTAAAAGAAAAAATAGAGTAACCGCTGTAAAGAATGCAGACGGAACTACTACTAAGACAAGAGTTCGTAGAGATGGTACTACTAAGAAAGTAAAGACTTATAAAGGTAAAAAAACGGTTGCATCTAAAGTTGTTAAATATAGAAAGGATGGTTCTAAGAAAAGATCACTAACAAGACCTGGAGATAAAACAGGAACTATAGTTAGGGACTTTAATTCAAAAGGAAAACAATCAGGGCCAGCAAGAAATAGAAAGAAGGTTGTTAAAAAAACTGTAAAAGGTATTGCTGTCGCAGCTGCAAGAACCGCAGGATCAGTGGCGGCTATGTCTGCACTATCACCTATTATGCCAGCAATTGCAGGTGTAACAGCAGCAGGTATTGCAGCTAACGAACTGAAAAAAGCAAGGCCTATAAAAGCTATGCAAAATGCAGCTAAGTGGATTAAGAAAGGAGTTAAAAATAAAATACAAACTGGAAACAGAAAAGGAATTACTAAAAAGAAAAAATAATTATGAATTACAAACAAGGTTACAATTCAAGACTTGATGAGTCATTAGCTGCTAAGAACGGAAAGAAGTCTCAATCAATGAAGTCAAGAAGAAACGAGTCTAAAGCTATGTCATCAAAAGATTACGGTCATGCATACGGTGGAGATCACAACATGTCTTACGAGTGCATAAGCAACGTAAAGAAAAAGATTGGATCTGCAATACGTAAATAATGGCTGGTAGAACTAAAAAGAAATTCCCACAAATTAAAAAGTCTAATGAAGGCAAGTTTACTAAGTGGGCAATGAATAACGGATTCAAAGATGCGTGTAGTGGTGCTTCTGCTGTAATGAAGAATACAAATAAGTATTCTAAGTCAGTAGTAGAAATGGCAAACTATGCTAATAATTTTGGATGTAAAAATAAATAATATGATTAAAGCAATAAAATGTAAATGGAACTGGTTATTAAATATGTTAATGTTTGATACAGAAAACTGTCCTTACCAAACTTGTACTTGTAAAAAGTAATTATGAAAAGAACTCCAACACATCAAATTAAATCAAAAGGCCTGGGAGATAGTATAGAAAATTTTACCAGAGCAACAGGAATAAAAACTGTAGTTGACACTGTGGCTAAAGCAGCAGGAAAAGATTGCGGATGTAATAAAAGAAAGGACGCTCTTAACAGAATGTTTCCTTACGAAAAATAAAAAATAAAACATGGCAACAATACCATTAACAAACAGGTTTCACACTACTACAGAAACTGTACCAACAGCTAATTTAGGATCTAAACAATCTAATTCTGACAGAGAATCTTTTTCAATGCAGGATGTTGTAGATACTGTAAATGTGGGTAATATAGCAGGAACAATAACTACAGGTCAAGTTGCTTTTGGAGCTGCTACGGCTAACTCTATTGAAGGGAATGCAAATCTTACAACTAACGGAACAGATTTATTTTCAGCAGGTCAAGTAAATTTAACTAATTTAAACATAGCTCCAGCTACATCTACTTCAGCAGGAGTATTGGGAGAGATAAGATGGGCAGCAGATGCTGTTTATTTTTGTATAGCAACAAACGTTTGGGTTAAAGCAGCATTAACAACATTCTAAAAAATAAATAAAATGGCATATCAAAAATTACAAACCAGAGAAGCTTTAGTGGTAATACCATCAGATGATGTTCGTATACCAGATCCTAACACAGTTGTTGTATTAGATTTAGGTAGAGGAGCTACAGTAGTTACTGGATCATTTGCTGTTGCAAACACATTAACAGGCATACTTACTAAGTTTTTAAGTGCAGGTATAAGCCCAGGAGCTATTGTATATAACACTACGGCAGCAAAGGCATACTATGTTGTATCTGTGGATAGTGACACTCAGATTACTTTATCTGGAGCTACTGCAGGAGGCGCTGCTGATGTGTATAGTATTTATACTAACGCTACAATTGGATGTACTTTATTTGTTGGTGGAACGGGTAATCTTAAAGTTCAGATGGCACAAATAAATGGAAACTCTGCAACTTTTGGAGGACCAGCTAATGAGGCGGTAACTTATAAAAATATTGCAGACGCATCTTTTTTACCAATACAAGTGGTTAGAGTAGATGATGACAGTACGGCTACTGACATTATAGCAATGTGGTAATATGCCTGATAAGAAAAAAACAAATGCTGTTAAACTTACTACGGTAGAAAAAAATAAGGCTCTTATGGCCAAGTATAAGAGAGAAAAAAATAATAAGACTAAAACCAAGAGTTCTAAAACTAATCGTACTACACTTAAGAAGAAAAAAAGAATGGTTGATAAGTGGGGTAATCCTACAAAACACAATAAAGCAACTAATAAGAATTTAGCTTTTGTTAAAAAGACTGGTAATGATGTTTTAGCAGGTAAAGATAAGGTTAGTAAAGCATTTAGTTTAGTTGCAGGAGCAGGAGTGTCAGGGGCATTAGCTAAGGTTGCTGCTGCAAAAAAACTTCATAATACTGCTAAGGTTATTAAAACAACCGCTAAAGTTAAGAAGGGAAATAGTCTTAGTTAATTTTATATATTTGCAGCTATGAATTGGATACAAACAAGCACATTAACAGAAGATATAATATATGTATCTACTTCTACAGAATTAAAAAATGACTAAAGATTTGAAAGATACAGTAGAAGTGATCGCTGCCAATGGAGGAGCGTTAGGATTAACATTAGTACAGTGTAATGAAATACTTCAATTTATTTCACTTACACTCGCAATAGGATTTACACTTTATAAGTTTATTAAGAAAACAAAGTAATCATGAAATATTTTACCTTACAGGAATTTGATTCCTCTGATAAGCCAGGCTCAGGTAAATATATGGATGATGATTTCTTAGAGATGATTGATTGTGCACGTGAAGAAGCACAGATTCCTTTTAAAATTAATAGTGGGTTTCGTACTGAAGCTAAGAATAATGCTATCTATAAGAGTTTAGGTAAGGATCCGATCAAATCCTCACACTTAAAAGGGTATGCTGCAGATATACACTGTGATAATTCACACAATAGATCAATAATAGTTAGGGCATTAGTAAATGTCGGATTTACACGTTTGGGGATTGCAAAAACCTTCATACATGCCGACAACGATTCATCTAAGCCTAACGCAATTTGGTTATATTAATATGGCAAAAAAAGGAAGAACAGGGAAAAAAGTATGTTGGGAGTACGGTAAGGGGAAGTACTGTGGTACATTAATATCAAGTAAAGAAACTTCTACTCATAGATACGCAAGAACAGAAAACGGAAAGATTAAGTCTTTACCTAAAAATAAAAAATAATGGCTAAGAAATTCAAAATACATAATATGTATAGTAAGACTGGTATTAAGAAAGTTGCTAAAACTATGAAGGATCATTTGTCTTTAAAGAAAAAAGGATATAATCATACGCCAAAGAAGAAAAAGTAATGGCAACTCCCAGGAAAGGTAAAGCAAAAGTAAAAGTAACTGCTTCTGGAAAGAGAGTGAGTTATGGTCAGGCAGGAAAAGCTAAAGGTGGTGGATCAAGAGTAAAGCCTGGTACCTCAAAAGGAGATTCTTACTGCGCCAGAAGCTATGGAATAAAAATGGGATTACCTATAGGTAAAAGAAATGATCCTAACACTCCCAATAATTTATCTCGTAAGAGATGGAAGTGTGTAGGTAAAAAATCAAGACGATGATAAAAAATATATTAGGAGGATTATTTGGTAAGGTACTTGATAATGCAGAAGGTATATTGGATGAGATTATAACTACCGATGAAGAAAGAGAACAGGCTAAGTTTGCTATAAAAAAAATTATGTTGGAAGCAGAAAGAGAAGCTTTCAATAAAGAAGTGGAAGACCGTAAAGATGCAAGGTCTTTATACAAAGATGATGCTATTATTCAAAAAATATTAGCTGCATTATTTACTATAGCTTACTTTCTATTAACCTACACTATGTTTAAATATTTTGTACTTCATGATGTTGTTTTATCAGAGTATGAAATAGGTTTTATATCTACAGTTTTTGGAGCCATGTCTGCTAAGGTTAATACAATTATTGACTTTTTCTTTGGAGGAAGCAGTAAGCAAAATAAATAAAGTTTATTACATAATTTTTTTTATCTTTGTAAAATATTAATAATTAAATAAAATAAAATGAAAAAAATTGAAGAACAAGAATTAAAAGAACTACAAGAATTAAATTCTGAGTTTTCTAAGTTAAAGATTAATTTAGGAGATTTAGAGTTACAAAAGCATGGTATTTGCTTAAGAGTAGAAGCAATAAAAAAAGACTTTGGAGCAGTTGAAGTAAAATTAATGGAGAAGTACGGTAAAGATTCTGTTATTAATTTAGAGACAGGAGAAGTAAAAGATAAAGAGAAAGAGGAGAAAGAATAGAATGTCAAGAATTGAATCATACGCTTTAGCTAACAATTTAAAACTTGGAGACAAGTGGATTGGAACTAAAGAAGGAACTAATGCTACTAAAAACTTTTCAATAGAAGAGGTTATGGAGTTTATTAATGTTACTTCTGCTATTGATTCTCAAACACTAAGATATAAATTTCAATATGTGGCAAACAATTTAGTCACAAGAGAAAAAGGTACAATATCTTTTGATCCTAATACTGGCATTATAAATGGAGCTGCCGTACCATTAAGTACAGTTCCATTTAATGCTGGGTTAATTGCTACTACAGGATTTTTATTAAGCGACTTTTCTTTAAAATATTTATCTCAAGGATCACCTACAAACATCGGTACTTTTTATCCTCAGTTAGTAGATTCAATAGTTTTTATTAGCAATACTCAGGATATTAGTGAGTTTGGAGTTTTTTCATGGAACTCTGCTGTCCCTAACACTAATCCTAATGAACCAGATTTTTATAGGGTTAAATTAAACCATTTAGCTTCTCAAGGCTCCTTCCAGCAAGATAAAGAATATTTTGTATCTTTGCTGAATTGGAACCCAACTGCAGTAGGTGGTGATAAGACATTTGTTTTTGATCAAGGAGTACCAGCATTAGTTTGGGTGGTGAATCATAATTTAAACAAGTTCCCTTCTGTTTCAGTAGTGAATACGTTAAAACAACAAGTGTACGGAAAAGTAGATTATATAAATAATAATAAATTAACAATAACATTTAACGCTCAGTTCTCAGGACAAGCGTTTTGTAATTAAAGAAAAGTAAAATGGCAATAAATTTTTTAGACGGAATAGATTTTAATGGAACAGAAATATCTAAGGTATTAGTAGAGAGTTTAACTTCAAATCCATCAGGAGCGGCAATCCAAGGTGCGGGACAAATTATTTTTAATTCAACTATAAATAAATTATCTTACTACAATGGAACTGTATGGGTAGCTTTAGATTCTTCTGGCGCTCCAGGTACGGTTACTTCTGTTAATGGAGGAACCTCTACATTTGTTACTAATACAGTTACTAATTCTACAAGTGCTGCGGTATTAACATCTACATTAAGTGCTACTGGAACTCCAGGAGTAGGTAATTTTTTAAGAGGTGATAACACTTGGGCAGCTATTCCAGCAAGTATGTCTTTTAACTTTTCTGATGGTACAAACACCTTTCAGGTTAGTCAAAATAACACTGTTACTGTAGAAAGTTCAAATAGTACAATATCAATTTCAGCAGCTACAGCTGATGAGCTTGACTTTAGTTTAGTAAATTCAGGAGTAGCTGCAGGTTCTTATATTTCTGCAAATATTACAGTAGATGCTTTTGGTAGAGTTACAGCAGCATCTGCTGGTGGTGCTGGAACAATGACTTCTTTTAATGTTGAAGGTAATAGTGGTAGTACACAAACCATTACTAATGGAGAAACTTTGTCTATTGATGGAGTAGGAATTATCTCTACTGCAATGACTACTGACACTGTTACTATAAAACATGGTCTCTCAGGTGTTACTGCTGCTTCTTATACTAATCCATCTTCACTTGCAGTTAATGCAGATGGTCACATTACTTCTATTACTTCAGGAGCTGCACCAGGCACAATGAGTTCTTGGAGTTTAGCTGCTGACAGTGGTTCTGCTCAATCTATAACTAATGGTAACACAGTAACTATACAAGGTTCTACAGGAATTGACACAGCTGTTAGTGCAACAGATGATTTAACAATTAACTTAGACTTAGCTGAATTACCTACAGCATCAGCTTTTGTATCTGCTAATGACAAAGTAGTTATTACAGATAATGGAGCTAATTCACTAATATTAGCATCATCAATACCAATTAATGATTGGGGAACTGCTGACGGTAATATTGCAATGGGTGCAAATAAATTTACAGGGCTTGCAGTTGGTACTGCTGGTACAGATTCAGTTAATTTATCACAAGTTCAAGCTTTAGTTGCAGGTGTTGGTGTATTCCAAGGAGCATATAATGCAACTACTAACTCTCCAGCATTAACAGGTTCAAGTAATATTGCTCTTACAACAGGTGATTACTTTGTTGTATCAGTAGATGGTACTAATGCAGTATTAGGAACACTTGAAGTTGGTGATTTAATATTTGCTAATAATACTATTGCAGCTAATTCTTCTCCAAATATTTCTAATTATACAGTAGTAATTCAAGACGCAAACATTGCAGGTGCAGGATCGACAGATGGAGGTACTGAAAAAGGTGTTGCTGGATTTGACTCTGCAAACTTTACTGTATCAGTTAATGGTTGGGTTAGATTAGGAGCTTCAGGCGTAACTGCTGGTAGTTACGGAACAGCTTCAACAGTTGGAAAATTCACTGTAGACGCTAAAGGGTTAATAACAGCGGCATCAAATGAAACAATAAGCATACCAGCTTCAGGTGTTATTAATTTCTGTAGTGAAGTTGAATCATGTATTTCAACTGCTACAACTAAAAACGGAATTCTTGGAGCTGGATCTTCATTTACTATTACTCATAATTTTGGAACAAGAGCCGTTCAGGTAGGTGTATACTTAAATAGTGGTAATTACGATACTGTTTTTGCAAGAATAACAAGACCATCTATAAATTCAATAACAATTTCAGTTGCATCAGCAGTATCAGCAAGTGCATTAGCATATAGCATAATTAAGGTAGCATAAATAAATTAAATAATGGCAATAGAATTTAAGGATTCACTTGTTATTGAGGGGGTAGCTTTAGGAACATTAGCATTTTCAAGTGCTACTATTCCGACTAATAACAACCAGTTAACTAATGGTCAGGGGTATGTAACTTCAAGTGGAAACACAACTATAGGTATTAATCAAAATAATACTCTTAATACTGCCACTGTATTTGCAACTTTAAATTTTACAAATGGTGTTGCTACATCTGCAACAACAAGAACTTTAACTCTTGCTAATCTTGGTATTACTGGTTCAGGTGGTAATTCTGCAAATTGGAATACTGCATACCTTGACAGTGTGTCAGCTATAACTGCTTCAGGAACTTCTACTACAACAATTACTTTAGGTCAGCCAGGTGGTATTATTCAAGTGTCATTTAGTAATCCTCAAGGTACAGTAACAAATGTTGCTGCTTCAGTAACTGGTAATGGATTAGCGGTTGCGGTTGCAAATCCAACAACTTCTCCCTCTATTGTTTTAGATTGGCAAGGATCTTCAACAGAATATATAAGGGGAGATGGAAATAGAAGTACGTTTCCAACAATTCCAACTAATAATAATCAGTTAACAAATGGGGCTGGTTATATAACCTCAGTACCAACGTCTAATAAAGGTTCTTGGTCTCCAGAAAATGCACAAACAATAGCTGGAGGTGGAGCTACTGAAACTCGAGTAACAGTTTTATTTGATACTCCTGAAATAACAGAAGTAGGTATGTCTTCTAATGCAAGTGGAAGTGAAGTAGATATTACTGCTGCACAATTAGTAATGATTAGCTTTAATTTTGCAAGTGAAAACGGTTCAGTTCCTAATAGATTGTTAGCTGGTGCAGTTGTGCAATACGCTCCAAATCGTGGTTCCTTCTCAGATATACAAGGAACACAAGTTTTTAATTATGTTAGAGGAAACGGTAGTGTAGATAGAGATAGTGGATCGGCTACAGTTTTACATAATGTAGGTGCTAACTCAAAAATCAGGGCTCAATTTTGGATACAAGGAAGGACATCAACAACATCAGCACTAATATCTCTTATTAGTGGATGTAGATTATCAATAAATCAAATCTCATAATTTTATTTTTACTACCTTTGTAAAAATTAATAAAAATTGAGTAATGGCAAGAATTGAAAACACCACCGTATATCCTACAATAGTACCATCAGCTGACGATTTACTTATTGGTACTGATGTTAGTAACGATAATGAAACGGTTACGTTTTTAGTTAGTAGTTTAACTGGAGGTGCAGGTGTACTTCAGGGTTTACAATCAGTTTTAAATACAGGTAATACTGCAACACAAAATATTAACTTAACAGGTAATATTGTTGTTGTTGGAACTGTATCACCAACTACTATTACAGCAGGAGGTGGAATTGGGACAGCTGGTCAAGTGCTAAGTTCAACAGGCGCAGGTTTACAATGGATTGCAGCATCAGGAGCAAATTCTTCTTGGAATGATACTCTATTAATAGGGAATACTGCTACTACAGCATCTGTTGTAAGTGGAACAAGTATGACATTTACAGGTGTAGGAGCTGATTTAATTATTGCATCCTCTGCTACTTTAACAGGTGTAGGAGTAAGTACTTTTACAGGAAATGTAAATATTAATTCAACAGATTTAATATTTAACTCTACAGGTCAAATAAACGCTGGTGGATCTACAGGTACAGCAGGACAATGGTTAGTTTCTACAGGAACAGGCTTACAATGGTCATCAACTATTCCAGGATCATCATGCTGTACATTACAAGCTACATTAAGTGCAGGTAATATTGCTAATAATATTGGGATAACATTTACAGGAACAAGTGTAACTACTTTTTCTTCTGGAAATTCAATTACATCTGCAGCAGCTAATGTTTGGAGTGGTAACAATACTTTTAGCAATAATGGAACAACTTCAGTTACAGCTGGAATATATTTATCAGGAACGTTGGCGGATTCAACTGGTGTAGTTGGTACGGCAGGCCAAGTATTAACTTCTACAGGAACTGGAGTGACATGGTCTCCATCTTCATCAGGAACAAATACATTACAACAAGTATTAAATGCAGGTAATGTTGCTACGGGAGCAAATGCACTTATAAATATAACAGGTTCTCTTACAGCAGGAACTATACTTGACACATCTTTATCTGCTGGAGCAGCAGGCCAGGTATTAAGCTCAACAGGTTCTGGGTTAGCTTGGGTTGCAACTACATGTTGTAATTTAAATGACACTTTAGCTGTAGGAGCTACTTCAGCTTTAAGTATTACCTTAACAGGTACTGCAAGTATTACCTTACCAACAGTTATACCAACAAATATACAGGCTAATGGATCTATAGGATCAAACGGTCAGTTTTTAGGAATTAGTGGAGGAATTCTAACATGGATCAATCCAAGTCTTGTAAATACCACTTACACTTATTCAGTTCCAGCTGCTACTACTAATTTAAATCTTCTTGATAACAATGGGAATAATCAAAATATAACATTAACGGGAGTTAATGGCGTAGTTATCACAAGAAGTAGTTCTTCTCAATTAGTAATAGCAAATTCTGGAATAATTTCACTTACAGTAGGTTCTCCACTTATTTCTGCAGGTGCTCCACTTACTACGAGTACTACTAATGGAGTAGTTACTCTATCGCAAAGAGTATACGTTGGAGGTTCTAACCTTGGTGTAGTTCCATCTGGAGGAACAAACACAACTTTTTTAAGAGGAGATGGTACATGGGTAATACCTTCTGGTGGATCTGTAGGAGTTACACAAGTGTTGTTAGGAGCAAGTGGCACATCGGTAGGACAACCTTTAACTGTAACTACTGTGGGAACTGTAGCTACTGTTAGTCCTAAAAGATATGCAGGGGGAACTTTAGAAGGATTTGTACCGCAGGGAGGAACAAACACAACTTTTTTAAGAGGAGATGGTTCGTGGGTAACACCTTCTGGATCAGGAGGAGGATCAAACAATTTTTCAACTAATTTTAAATTTGGAGTTAAAGATGTTAATATGTATCAGGAGTATTATTCTTATGGTAATATATCTCAAGGTTCATGGAGTCCAAGTGGTGCTGATCAATTAGTTTATGTAAGTACTTCTACTGGATCTGGATGGACTAATTCTCAAAAATTAGGAGCTACAATATATGGTAATGCAAATAATGGAACTTCTTCTTGCGCAACTGACACTCTTCAAAGTAATTTATGTGGTGGTGTCGTATCTATAGCTGGTACTTCTGGTGCTCCATTTCTTATAGAATTTTTTAAATATGATCCATGTAATGCTTCTTATACTCCTTCAAAAGTTGGAGCCGTATCTATTACTACTACTGGTACAGACAATTTAGTATGTGGTAATGTAAGTTTATCTCCAAATTCATTTGTGGGTACAGAAGCTTTATATTTTACTATAACACAATCATCATCAGGTACTGTAAGTGTTCAAGGAAGATGTGATTTAAGATGGGCATATACAGCAGTATAAAATAAAATAAATTAAATAAAATGAAATGGACATTAGAAAAATATCAATTGGCGCAGACTATAAGTCTGGCGCAATGCACTACATAGTAGGGCAAGACGTTTTAGGAGGATCTCATAAAATACATCTTATTCAATCAATAGAAGGATCATATAAAATATGGATTCAAAAAGGTGAGGTTGTTTATTTATGGAAAGAATTTTTAAATACACTACCAATATCATTAGAGTTTAATATAAACTTTTAATGAGATCTCCATATAACTTTATTGTTAAACCTTTAAATGGAAGAAGGTATGACAATATTAAAAAAATAGCAGACACTGAATTTATAACAAGTGTATCTCAAGAAGATCATGTATCTTCTAATCGTTTTGCTGAAGTTGTGGCATTACCTATAAATTATAGTGGTCCAGTAAAAAAAGGAGATAGTTTGTTAGTACATCATAATGTATTTAAATTTTATTATGATATGAAAGGAAGACAAAAAAGTGGAAGAAGCTTTCTTAAAGACGATTTATTTTTAATAGACAACGAACAATTTTTTTTATATAAGAATAAAGAAACTTGGATGGCTCATAGTAAATATTGTTTTATAAAACCCATTAAAACTAAAGACTCTTATCTATTTAAAAATTGTGAAGAAGAGCCATTAATGGGAATAGTTAAATATATAAATAAAGAGTTGTTAGACTTAGGAGTTTCTGTTGGTGATCGTATTTCATTTACACCAGATAGCGATTATGAATTTACAGTAGACGATGAAAAACTATATAGAATGTTTACTAATAACATAACAATGATATTATGATATATACTGTAGATAACTTCATAGATAAAGATTTATTTAAAATAGCTACAAATTATTTAAATAAAGGAGAATTTATAAAACATACTGTAGGTGAAAAAAACTTTTACGTTCAAGAGTCTCCAGAATCTTTTAATGAATACGTTTTAAAAAAATTAGAAATAATAGAGGGTAGGTCTTTAGAAAATATATTAAGTTTTTTTAGAGTATCTACAGATGAGTTCGATAATACTTGGAGAATACATTCTGATTTAAATATAAAAGGAGAAAAACCTGATAGAGCTGCAGTTATTTATATGTCACCCAGAGAATTAGAGGAGTTAAATGGAACTGCATTTTGGGAGCATGAAATATACGGTAATAGTTTACCTTCTTCTGTAACAAATGAAGAGTATGATAGAACTATAAGAGAAGACTCAGAGAACTTAGATATGTGGAGATTAATTTCTGTTTCTGGATATGAGCAGAATAGAATCATATCTTATCCATCTAATTACTTTCACAGTAAGTATCCTAACAAGTCTTGGAAAGAAGGAAGACAAGTATACGTAATGTTTTATAAATACAAATAATGGACATAAGAGAAATTAAATTAAGCATAATAGAGGCTGGAGAAAAAGCTGTTAAACAATTAGTTAAAGTAGCTAAAGAAGATATTATTAAGTATGAAGCTGAAGATCCATTGGCGGCCGATAGATTAAAAAATGCAGCAGCAACTAAAAAGTTAGCTATTTTTGATGCTTTTGAAATATTAAAAAGAATAGAAGAAGAAAGATCACTGTTAGATGGTAATGTTGCCGAAAGAAAAAATAATACACCTAAAGGATTTGCAGAATCAAGATCAAAATAAATTATATAAAGAAGTAACAAAACTTATTCCTAATACTATTATATCTAATAAAAATAGAGGTAGGTCTTGGTTGTATGGGTATAATGAAAAATACGATGTAGTTGTTATATCTAAAAATGGTCAGATAGGTTCTATTATTAATATTAATGGATTACAAATAGCCTTACCAAAACCTCCAAAAGAAATATATAAAAGATCTAAAACTAAAGAAGAACAGTATTGGGAAACAACTCCAATTTCTAAAGAATTAAATAGAGTTAAATCTATATTTCAATGGCATGAAACTCCAGCTAATTTTAAGTCTCAATGGGTAGACTATATAGAAGAAGAATTTAATAGAAGAGAGCAGGGTTATTGGTTTATAAATAATGGGAGCCCTACATATATAACAGGGACTCATTACATGTACTTGCAATGGACAAAAATTGATGTAGGAAACCCTGACTTTAGGGAAGCTAATAGAATTTTTTATTTATTTTGGGAGGCTTGTAAAGCTGATAAACGAAGTTTCGGTATGTGTTATTTAAAAATAAGACGTTCAGGATTTTCTTTTATGAGTTCATGTGAGGGAGTTAATCAAGCTACTATTACTAAAGATTCAAGAATAGGAATACTTTCCAAAAGTGGGGCGGATGCTAAAAAAATGTTTACCGATAAAGTTGTCCCTATATCAAAGAATTATCCATTCTTTTTTAAACCCATACAAGATGGTATGGATAAACCTAAAACTGAATTAGCATATAGAGTTCCTGCATCTAAAATTACAAAAAAGAATATGTTTAATCTCGCTGATGATGAACTGGAGGGATTAGATACAACTATTGACTGGAAAAACACTGGTGATAATAGTTATGATGGTGAAAAATTACAGTTACTATTACATGATGAAAGTGGTAAATGGGAAAGACCAGATAACATATTGAATAACTGGCGTGTAACTAAAACATGCTTACGATTAGGTAGTAAGGTTATTGGTAAATGTATGATGGGATCAACATCAAATGCTTTAGATAAAGGAGGTAGAAATTTTAAATCTCTTTTTGACGATTCACTTCCTTCTAAAAGAAATGCTAACGGACAAACAAAAAGTGGATTGTATTGTTTATTTGTTCCTATGGAATGGAATTTTGAAGGATATATTGACAGATATGGAATGCCTATATTTAAAACTCCAAAAGCTCCTGTCATGGGAATAGATGGAGAATTAATTAGTATAGGGGCTATAGATTATTGGGAAAATGAAGTAGCTTCTTTATCTCAAGATCCTGATGCGTTAAATGAATTTTACAGGCAATTTCCTCGTACTGAGTCTCATGCGTTTAGAGATGAAAGTAAACAGTCTATATTTAATTTAACAAAAATATATCAACAAGTAGATTATAATGATTCTTTAATAATAGATCATCATATTACAAGAGGATCTTTTTCTTGGGAAAACGGAATAAAAGATAGCAAAGTAATATGGTCGCCAAACAAACATGGAAGATTTTTAGTAAGTTGGACTCCTCCTCCTGGAATGGATAATAAGGTAATAATGGAAAGAGGAAAAAAGAAGCCAGGTAATGAGCATATCGGTTCATTCGGTTGTGACTCTTATGATATATCTGGAGTTGTTGTTGGTAAAGGATCTAATGGATCATTACATGGTCTTACTAAATTTAGTATGGATCAAGCTCCAGTTAATCATTTTTTTTTAGAGTATATAGCTCGACCTCAGACTGCTGAAATATTTTTTGAAGAAGTATTAATGGCGTGTATATTTTATGGAATGCCAATACTTTGTGAAAATAATAAACCTCGATTACTTTATCATTTTAAAAATAGAGGATACAGAGGTTATTCATTAAATCGACCAGATAAAGTATACACTAAATTATCTAAAACAGAAAAGGAATTAGGAGGTATTCCTAACACTTCTGAAGATGTTAAACAATCACACGCATCAGCTATTGAATCGTATATAGAAAAATATATAGGTATAGATTTTAATGGAGATAATCGTGAGCCAGGAGACATGGGAGTGATGTATTTTGGAAAGACTTTAGAAGATTGGGCTAAGTTTGATATAAGCAATAGAACTAAGTTTGATGCTGCTATTAGTTCGGGGTTAGCTATTATGGCTAATCAGAAGCACTTATATACACCCTCTAAAGAAAAATCAAAAATAAGTATTAACTTTGCGAGATATAATAATTCAAGCAATACAAGTCAAATAATTACATGAAAGACGTTACAATAAATATAAGGTCAACTGCTTTCCCTGATCAATTTGCTCCTGACAAAGAAAAAGCTAAAGTTGAATTCGGATTAATAGTAGGTCAAGCCATACAATATGAGTGGTTTAGAAAGGAAGGAAGTGGTTGTAGGTTTTATGATCAGTGGGGAGAATTTCATAGATTAAGGCTGTATGCACGTGGAGAACAGTCTGTATCTAAATACAAAAATGAATTAGCAGTAGATGGTGATTTGTCTTATTTAAATTTAGATTGGACACCAGTTCCAATTATTCCTAAGTTTGTAGATATAGTAGTTAACGGGATGTCAGATAGATTATTTAAAGTTAATTGCACTGCTATGGATGCAATGTCAGCTGAAAAAAGAAATGAATTTCAGAAAATGGTTCAGACTAATGTTGTAGCTCAAGACTTATTTAAACAAATAGAAAAAGACTTTCAGATGGAAGTGTTTCAAGTAGATCCTAAAACACTACCAACAAGTGATGCTGAAATGGAATTATATATGCAGCTTAATTATAAACCAGGGATTGAGATAGCAAATGAAATAGCTATTAATACCATGTTTAATGAAAATCATTATGCTGATACAAGAAAAAGAATTGATCTTGATATTACTACTTTAGGTGTAGGTATAGCTAAACATACTTTTCAAAAAGGAGATGGTATAAAGGTTGAGTATGTAGATCCCGCTAATGTTGTTTATAGCTACACAGAAGATCCGTATTTTAAAGATACTTTTTACTGGGGAGAAATAAAAACAGTTCCGATTGGTGAAGTTGTTAAAATTGATCCAACTATTACTCTTGAACAAATGGAAGAAATATCCAAGTATAGTCAGTCTTGGTATGATTACTATAACAGTCAAGCAATGTATAACAACAGTATGTTCTCAAGAGATACTTGTACTTTATTATATTTTAATTACAAAAGTACTAACAGTTTTGTGTACAAGAAAAAGAAAATGGCTGAAGGCAACTTTAAGACTGTAGAGAAAGATGATGAATTTAATCCTCCACAAGAAATGATGGATGAGGGTAATTTTGAAAGAGTAGAAAAAAGAATTGATGTTTGGTATGAGGGTGTTATGGTTATGGGAACAAACATTATGCTGGAATGGAAAATGATGGAGAATATGGTTAGACCTAATTCTGCTAACCAATATGCTATGCCTAATTATGTGGCATGTGCTCCAAGAATGTATAAGGGAAATTTAGAATCTTTAGTTAGAAGAATGATTCCTTTTGCTGATTTAATACAAATAAGCCATTTAAAAATACAACAAGTTGTAGCTAAAGTAGTTCCAGATGGTGTGTTTATAGATGCAGATGGATTAAGTGAAATAGACTTAGGTACTGGCCAGGCTTATAATCCTGAAGATGCATTACGATTATATTTCCAAACAGGTTCCGTTATTGGTAGAAGTTATACTCAAGATGGAGAATTTAATAATGCTAAAGTTCCAATTACTCAACTTACTTCAAACAGTGGACAAAGTAAAATGCAAATGCTTATTGGGAACTATAATCATTATTTAGGAATGTTAAGACAAGTTACTGGACTTAATGAAGCAAGAGATGCAAGTATGCCAGATCCTAATTCTTTAGTTGGGGTTCAGAAATTGGCAGCTTTAAATTCTAATGTAGCTACACGACATATTTTACAATCAAGTCTTTACATAACTAAAACTTTAGCAGAATGTTTATCTATAAGAACTGCTGATGTATTAGAGTATGCTGAAAATAGAGATGAATTTGCTATGCAAATTGGTAAATATAATTTATCAATATTAGAAGAGATAAAAAATCTTTATCTTCATGACTTTGGTATATTTATTGAAATGAGTCCAGATGAAGAAGAAAAGTCTCAGTTAGAAGCTAATATACAAATGTCTTTACAACAAGGTGGAATTGATTTAGAAGATGCTATTGATATTAGAACTATTAATAATTTAAAAATGGCTAATCAACTTTTAAAAGTAAAAAGAAAACAAAGAGCAGCAGAAGTTCAACAGCAAGAACAACAGAAACAAGCTATGCAAGGACAGCAACAACAACAACTTCAACAACAAGCTGCTCAAGCTAAAATGCAACAAACTCAAGCTGAACTACAAGCTAAAATACAAATTAAGCAGGCAGAGATAGCATTTGAAATTGAGAAACAAAAAAATGAAGCAGATCTTAAGCGCCAATTAATGCAAGTTGAGTTTAACATGAATATGCAGTTAAGAGGAATGGAAGAACAACAAGTTGATGTAAGAGAAAATAAAAGAGAAGATGCAAAAGCTGAACGTATAAGTCAAGCTGGAACTCAACAATCTAAAATGATTCAACAAAGAAAAACAGGAGGAACGCCTATAAATTTTGAGTCTAATGAAGATAGCTTAGATGGTTTTGATTTATCTGAATTTGATCCAAGATAGCTTAAAAAAAGAATTAAATTAGTATTAACTTTGCACAAATTAAATTAAATAAAATGGAAAACCAAGAAAAATTTATCGTCAAGGACGTTAGTGGGATTGAAAAATCCAAAGTAGAAGTAGAAGAGCAATTACTTAAGGAGCATGAAGAGAAGTTTGATCCAGTAAGTGAAGAAGAAAAAATAGATAAGGTAGAAATACCTACAGAAAAAACTTCAGCGCCAGAGTTAAATGACGCAGACGTTCTTTCATATATTAAAAATAGATACGATAAAGATATCGAATCGGTAGATCAATTGTTTGAAACGAAAGAATCAAATGAAGAATTACCTGAAGATGTATCAGCGTATTTTAAGTACAAAAAAGAAACTGGTCGTAGTATTCAAGACTTTGTAAGATTACAAAAAGATTACACTGATATGGATGGCGATCAAATACTAACTGAGTATTATTCATCTACAGAAGAAGGATTAGATGCAATAGATATTCAAGATATTATTGAGGATAAGTTTTCGTATGATGAAGACTTAGATGATCCTAAAGATATTAAGAAAAGTCAGTTAGCTAAAAAAAGAGAACTTGTAAAGGCTAAAAAGTTTTTAAATGAACAGAAAGATAAATATAACATTCCTCTTGAGTCAAGTGGGGATGGATTATCTGCAGATCAACTTGAGAATTTTAATAGCTATAAAAGTTATGTAGAGGAATCTACTACTGCAAAAGAAGCACAGAAGAAAAGGTATGATTACTTTTTAGATAAGACTGATGAGGTCTTTAACGATGAGTTCAAAGGTTTTGAGTTCAATATCGGAGATAAAAGTATGGTCTTTAAACCTGGTGATAACGAGGAGCTGAAAAGTAAACAGTCTAACGTAAACAATTTCGTGGATAAATTCATGGATAAGGAATCGGGACTGATGAATGACGCTAAAGGTTATCATAGAGCAATGTCAGTAGCTATGAATCTTGACAAATTTGCTGAATTCTTTTACAATCAGGGTATGACACAAACTGTAGAAAATGTTTCTAAAAAATCAAAAAACATTAATATGGATATGCGTCCAACCCCACAGAATTTTAGTAAAGATGGATTGAAGATTAGAGCTGTAAGCGATACAGGCAGTGGAAGTGGACTCAAAATTAGAAGTGCAAAAAAATTATAAATTAATAAAAAAGAAACAAAATGCCAGTAATTACACCCCCAGGCTTTGACTTGCAGCCAAGTGGCCAGCAAGTAGCCTTAGCAACAAACTACATCACTAACTTTGATTTTCTTAATCAGTATCTTCCAGATACATACGAGAAAGAATTTGAGCGTTATGGTAATAGAACAGTAGCATCATTCTTAAGAATGGTAGGCGCTGAAATGCCTTCAAACTCAGACCTTATTAAATGGGCTGAACAAGGAAGGTTACATACTAAATACACAGGAGCAACATCTGCAGCAGCACCTGGAGTTGCTGTTGACACATGGACTATCCCAGTAGCACAACAAAACCCACCTGCTCCAGCATCAAGTGCTCCAGCAAATGGATTTTCAGCTATTAGAGTTGGACAGACTCTTATGATCTCTGATGAGACTGCAGGATCTGTATTAAGTAACAAAGCAATTGTAACTGCAGTAAATGCAGCAAATGGAGCAGTAACAGTAGCTTACTATGAGGCAGGAGGAAAAACTATGTTAGCAGCAGCTAATTGTACTATCTTTATTTACGGTTCTGAATTTCAAAAAGGAACTTTAGGTATGGCTGGATCAATAGAAGCTCAAGACCTTATTTTCCAAAATTCTCCAATCATCATCAAAGACACTTACGAAGTAAGCGGTTCTGACATGGCACAAATTGGATGGGTTGAGATTCAAACAGAAAACGGAGGTACAGGATACCTATGGTACTTAAAATCTGAGCACGAAACAAGACTTCGTTTTGAAGACTATCTTGAGACTGCAATGGTTGAAGCGGTTCCAGCAGCAGCAGGTTCTGGTGCAGCAGCAATTGCTTTAGGTGCAGCAGGAGGTATGGGTAACAAAGGTTCTGAAGGAATTTTCTTTGTAGTTAATAACAGAGGAAATGTTTGGAATGGAGGTAACCCAGTTGCTCTTGCAGGATTTGACAGTGTTATCCAGAGATTAGATAAGCAAGGTGCTATTGAAGAAAATGTTATTTTCTGTAACAGACAATTCTCATTTGATATTGACGATATGTTAGCTGCTCAAAACTCTTACGGAGCTGGAGGAACTTCATACGGTTTATTTGATAATGACGAAGAAATGGCTTTAAACTTAGGTTTCACAGGATTCCGTAGAGGTTATGACTTCTACAAGTCTGACTGGAAATACTTAAACGATCCTACAATGAGAGGTGGTTTAACAGGAGGAGCAATCAATGGACTTATGGTTCCAGCTGGTTCAACTACTGTATATGACCAAATCTTAGGTAAGAACGCTAAGAGACCATTCTTACATGTAAGATACAGAGCTTCTGAAACTGAAGATAGACGTTACAAAACTTGGATCACTGGTTCAGCTGGTGGAGCAAGAACATCTTCTTTAGATGCAATGACTGTTAATTTCTTATCTGAAAGAGCTGTATGTACTTTAGGTGCAAACAACTTCTTCTTATTTAGAGATTAATAAATAACAATTATGAGGGGAGGAGAAATCCTCCCCTTTTTTTAACTTTAATTAAATTATATCCAATGAAAAAAACAAAAACCGCTGTTACAAAACAGTACAGATTAAAAGGAGACGTGGCGCCATTATGCTTCATGTTAGCCTCAAACCACAATAAAAGAACCTCATTACTTTATTTTGATGAAGAGAAAGGAACAAACAGACCTCTTCGTTATGCAAGAAATCAAAAAAGCCCATTTGAAGATGAGCAAGATGGAAATGCTATTTTAGAACCTGTTGTATTTGAAGATGGATTCTTAAGTGTAGATAGAGCTAATCAAGTTCTTCAAGAATTTTTACATTATCATCCAGGTAACGGAATGATCTTTGAAGAAATAGATAATAAAAAAGATGCTGCTGAAGAATTAGAAATTGAAGAATTAATTTTAGACGCTCAACTTTTAGCAAGAGACTTAGATATTGCAATGCTTGAAACAGTAGCAAGAGTTCTTATTGGTGCTAATTCAGACAAACTAAGTACAGCAGAACTTAAAAGAGATATATTGGTTTTCTCAAGAAATTATCCTGAAGAGTTTATTGACGTATTAAATGATCCTGCTTTACAAATGTATGATGATGTTGTTCAATTTTTTGGAAGTCAATTAATCCAACTAAGAAATCAAAACAGAGATGTATACTTTAACTTATCTAAAAATAAAACTAAAATGTTAACAGTACCTTATGGTGAAGAACCTAATGATATTGTAGCTTCTTACTTTCAAACAGATGATGGAGTAGAAACTTATAAGCTATTAAAAAACAATATGAATAAGAAAAAATAATTTCTTATTATATACTACAGAAAGAGCACCTTAATAGGGTGCTTTTTTTTTGTTTATCTTTGTACTTTATTAACCCATTAAAAACTTTTTATAAAATGGAAAAATTCTTATCAATCCCAGTTACAGGCGCAGGGAACGTTCTTTTGAACGTAAATGAAGTCCTGTCAGTAACAGCTGCAACCGCAACAAATGTAGAAACAGTTATTACTTACCTTAACGGTAACACTGCAACAATTACAGCGGCAGCTCAAGTAGCATTTAGTGTTAGAAAAGAAATTCAAGACGCAATGGTATTTGCTCTTCAAACTTCTTGGACAAGAGTAGTTTACAAAGTAATTCCTTCTAAAGCTGTTTCTGCAATAGTAATAGCATAATGGGAAAGTTTATTAATGTGCCTCTCCCGCTTTACAGTGTAACAGCGGACATGGCTACACCAGCTATAGCAGGAACTTCTTCGGGAGCTGCGACTGGTAAATTAACTTTCGCTACAGGTGGCTTTAATGCTACGGTAGCAGTAGGATATGTAGTTTTAAATACTGCAACATTTACTGTGTCTACAGTAACTGCTGTAGATAGTGATACTGTTTTAAGTATTTCTGGAAACGGTAACGCTACTTTAGAAGCTTCAGGAGCTACATTTAAAATATGGTCTGCTACAGCTGCTTTTGAATTTTTAGTTGCTTCTGGAAATTTTAAAACTGACGTTAGAGTAGGCGATGTTGTTGTTAATTTTACTTCTGGTAGAACTGCTACAGTTGCTAAAGTAAACAGTGACATTTCATTACAATTAGATCGTGTAATTTTTGATGATAATGGTAGTGATGCTGCTGTCGTAATATCTCAAAATGGATTTGGAGGTAGATTAGTTAACATAGAAAATGTTCTTAATTCATCTCCAATAGTTGGAGGCGCTGGAACTGCACCTGTTGAATTAACTTATAGAACTAAAACTGCAGCTACTGACACTCTAACTATTAATATCTCAGAAGCACAAGCTAATTATAGTTGGCAAATGGCTTTTGAAGAACTTATGATTGACACATTAGAGTCTAACTGGAAACATATTGTAAATGAAATGCCTTTAATTGCTTCTCCTTCAGGATCGGGAGCTCCAATATTATATGCAACATCTGTGACTTTAGCTTAAGTTATATTATATATATTAACAGAGGCCTACAAATAAAGTGGGCCTCTTTTTTTTTATTATCTTTGTAAAAATGTTTAAATAATATGGCGGCATCAATAAACGAAGTAAGAAATACTGTATTAGCAATAGCGAATAAAAATAACTACGGATATATATCTCCACAAGACTTTAACCTTTATGCAAAGCAAGCTCAAATGGATATGTTTGAGGACTACTTTTATTCATATAATAATTGGATCAATAGAGAAAATGGAAGAACTTCTGGAACAGGATATGCTAATATAACAAAAGGATTAGTTGAGGTAATGGATGGTTTTTCTACTCAAGTTTTTTTAGGTCAAGCAAATGCAAATACATTTAATTTGCCTAATGATTATTATCTAATAAATAAATTATTTTATTATTCTACTGTTTTATTTACAGGAACAGCAACAGGTGTTAATACTAATCAATTAATAGATGCTGCAGCTGTAGGATGGACTACAATACCAGCTTCAGCACCAACGCCAAAAATAGGTGCAATAGTAGTAAATACAAGTACGCTACAACAAGCATATATAACTGGGGTAGTAAGTACTAATACAATTACTTTAAGTTCTGATATATTTTTAGCAGTAGGAAATAGTTATGCTATATATTCTAATACTAATATTAGAGAAGTAGAAAGAGTAAATCAAAATAAAATATTTCTTTTAACTAATTCCATGTTAACAGCTCCAAATAAAACATATCCAGCGTATGTACTGGACGGAAATATAATTACAGTATATCCATCTACTGTTTTAAATGTAGGAGATATACAAGCACAATATATAAGATATCCACTTTCTCCAAGATGGACTTTTCAAAATTTATTATTAGGAGAACCACAATTTGATCCTAATCAAGCTGACTTTCAAGAATTTGAATTACCAGATTCTGACGAACCTACTTTGATTGCAAAGATTTGTCAGTATGTAGGAATAGAAATTAGAGAGGCTGATGTTTATAATTTTGGATCAACTGAAGAAAATAACGATACACAAGAAACAAGTTAACTATGGCATATATTACAGATTATCAATACTACGAAAATGGAGGAATAGTACCTGAAGATGCGAATTGGGGTTCTTATCAATATGTTACATTAGAAAATATTGTAAATAATTTTATGTTAATGTATCAAGGTAATAATGAATTAATTAATAACATTAATCGTTATCAAGTATTATTTCATGCAAAAAGAGGAGTTCAAGAATTGAACTATGATGCAATGAAAGAAATAAAAATATTAGAGTTAAGGGTGTGTGATCAATTAAGATTTATATTACCACAAGATTATGTTAACTGGGTAAGAGTTTCAGAAATGAGAGATGGAATGTTATTTCCTTTAACTGAAAATATTCAAACAAATTGGAGCGGAGCTTACTTGCAAGACCATGACTGTAAAATATTATTTGATGTAGATGGTAATGTTTTAAAACCTCATAATTCTGTCTTTGATATTGCAAGATTAGCTGGTCAACAAAAAAATATGTATTTAGGAAGTGGTCCTTATAATGGTCAAATGGGTTATTGTTGTGATGGTAACTGGGCTTTTGATTATAATGTACAAGGAAGATTTGGTTTAAATACAGAAACAGCAAACATAAACCCTACTTTTAGTATTAATAAAAAGGGAGGTGTAATTAATTTTACATCAGTAATGGCAGGTAAGTATGTGGTATTAGAATATGTTTCTGATGGAATGGAAAATGGTGATGACTCAAGTGTAAGTGTAAATAAAATGTTTGAAGACTTTATTTATGCATATATTAAATATGCTATTTTAAACAGTAAACATGGAGCGCAAGAATATATTATTAATAGAGCAAGAAAAGATAAATCTTCTTTATTAAGAAATGCTAAAATAAGATTAAGTAATATACATCCAGGAAGACTTTTAATGAATATGAGAGGTCAGAATAAATTGATAAAATAATATGGCTAAATCATCAACTAATTTCATAGGTGGTAAGATGAATAAAAGCGTGGATGAACGTTTAGTTCCACCAGGTGAATATATAGACGCTCTTAATGTACGTTTAGGATCTACTGAAGCTACTGAAATAGGAGCTGTAGAAAATTCTAAAGGTAACACTGCTCTTACAGCAGTTCAGTTTTTAGGAGAAAACATAAGTCCATCAGCAAGAACGATTGGTTGTTATGAAGATGGGGTTAATGAAACTCTTTACTGGTTTATAACTGATCCTGATAATTCACTTTCTATTGTTACAGGTAAAGTTGATTTAATAGTTTCTTACAATACACAAACATCTACGTTAGTGTATCATGTTATTAGTACTCAAGTTTTAAATTTTGATAAAGAATTTTTAATTACAGGTGTTAGTAAAATAGAAGATCTTTTATTTTTTACTGATGATTTAAATCCTCCAAGAGTTATAAACGTACAAAAATCACCACCAGGATATTTACTTCCACTTCCTTCAGGTTTAGATCAGTTAGTTGAAGAGGATATTAGTGTAATTGTAAAGCCACCTGGCTATGAGGAATATGGTGTAGGTACACCAGGGATTCGTCCTTTAGCAACTCCTTCTGTACAATTAATTAATATTGAACCACCTACAGCAAATAATGTTTTATTGCCTGATGAAATAGTAGTTGGAGGACAAGAAAATTATATAAAGACAAGATTTTTATCTTTTGCTTATAGGTATAGATATGAAGATGGTGGATATAGTGCTATATCTTTATTTTCAGTTCCCGCATTTCAACCTTTGACATTTGAATTTAGTATTCAAACCTATTTAAATGCTGGTATGTTTAACAGATTTAATGCTTGTAATGTTACTTTTTCTACAGGACCAAAACAAGTAGTAGAAGTAGATTTACTTTACAAACAGACCACAAGTAATGTTATATATGTAATTAAAAGATATAACAAAGTAAACGAGGGATGGGCTAATAATGATTTTAAGACTATTTTATTTGACAATAGTGAAATATATACTACGTTAGGATCAGATGAATTATTAAGATTATATGATAATGTTCCAAGAATTGCTAAAGCTCAAACTATTCAAGGAAATAGATTAGTTTATGGTAACTACATAGATGGGTATGATATTAAAGATGCTCCAGATGGAAATGAAATAAAAATAACTTATAATACTCAACCATTTTCAGAAGAGATTTCAGGTGTAACATTAGGTGATGATACTGTTCCTAATCCTTTTCTTTCTACTTTAGCTTATACTATAGGGCCAGGGGATCCAGGAGTTGACTCTGTAATTACATGGGATTTATCAAAAGTAGATGTTGATTTACCAACTGGTATTCCAGAAGGCGTAGTATTTAACTTTAGATTTGAAATGTCTTCTCAAACTGTAACTTCAAGTGGATATACTCAAGAATCTCCGTTTACTATAAGTATGACATATACTGTTGCTACAATTGGTGGATTTCCTAATGTGGCTGCTATGTGTGCATCAACAGAATTTAAAAATAGAATTGGTGGCTCATTAGCTCAAAATCAAGGAACATTGGCTCAAAATCTTTATCCTTGTAATAACTCTGATCAAGGGACAACATTAACAGATAAATTTTATTCAGAAGCATTAGCAATAGAACCATCAACAGGTTTTGAATTAGTAAATGGTGGTAGATTTACTGGAGATACCTGTGTTTTTCCTACAACATCTTTTCCTGCTCCTTGTACTTCTACTGCTTTTGGAAGTGGAATAACTTATTGTGGTCCACAAGTACCTCCATTAACTGTTGCTTTAGGACCTTGTACAGCAGGGCTTTTAACAGATGAGAGTGGTGTAGATTTTACTGATACCACTCAATATCCACCCCTTGGCGTTTTAGCTGGTGATATAGTTAAAGATAATATAACAGGGTTTATAGCAACAATTTCAGCGGTTACCGCTACTACATTAACAATAGCTAATATAACACCTATTGCTCCTGCTGTACTTCAAGATGCTGTTTCATTATTAGAGGTTTCAGGTCGTTCATATCAACTGTTCCCAGGTGGAGCGGGAACTGCCCTTTGTTCTCCTCAAGGATTTGAATACACTTCTGATGCAACTACTCCAGATGGATTTAGTCTTGCTATCCCTGCTACTCAATATTATGATGCTGGTGGCCTAAGTAACTTCTTATTTTATGAGTTTGTTTTATATGGATGTAGTGCTGGATATATTCTGGATGCAGATCAAGGTAGTTTACATTCTAACAGAGATTATGAAACAGGGGTTGTATATTTGGATAATCAAGGTAGAGCATCTACTGTATTAACAAGTGATAATAATACAACATTTTTTGATCCTAAGACTTCAGTATATAAAAACAAAATAAAAGTAACACTTGAAAATAAACCTCCTTATTGGGCTACTCATTATAAGTTTGTAGTTAAACCAAGTGAAGGAACTTATTTTACTGTATTCTCTAATATATTTTATGCTCAAGATGGTACTGGTAAAAATGAAGCAGGTTATAGTAATGAAAACGATCCAAGTTTAGTATGGTTTCAATTAAATGGTAACAACCAAAATTTAATAAAAGTAGGTGATGAGCTTATAGTAAAAGTTGATACTGCAGGTCCAATTCAAGACGAAGAAAAAACTACAGTATTAGCAGTTGAAGGCTTTGGATCAAAAGGTATTACGAATAAATCTTTAGCTGGATTATATATGTTACTTAAACCATCTGGCTGGACTATTGAATCTCAAAAGAAAAGTTATTATAGAGGAAATAAAAGTAAAGACGCAGAAGATAGTAAGGGATCTGATAGATATTCATCTGGATGTATTTCTAATTATTCTTTAAATGAAGATGAATCGGTAACCCCTCCAGTTCCTTATGATATACCTGCTGGATCAACTATTAGAATAAAAATTAGTAATTGGAGAGGTGGTGGTGGTGGAAAATGTGATAGTAAAAGATTACGATATGATAAAAGTTTTGTTTCTACAACTGACTACCCAAATTTTTATACATGGGCAGTAGGTGATGACTTATTAAGTCAAATGAATTGTACTAATGCAGATGAATGTTTTGAAACTGAAATTGAGTTTAGGAATACTTTAGGTACAACTACACTTTTAACAAGTCCATTTCTTCCTTCCTTAACAATTAGTTTTAGTTCGGGATGTGTGAATGATGCTTTTAAAGCTGTGTGTTCAGTAAGTGAAGAGCCATCAGGAGCAATGTATTTTGTTAATTCTTGTGGCATACCCAGATGTTGGGAATGGACAGAATATTATAATGGTCATTGTTCTACTCTTATTGAAGTAACAAGAGGGGGATCGTTATTAGTATGGGAAACAGTACCTCAAGATGCAGATCCAAACTTGTTTTATGATGCTTCTGATTTATTAGAAATTGATGTAAATCGAAATCATCAATCTGAAAGAACTTTTTCTTTAGTACCAAGTCCTGGATATAGTTTAGATGATGGAGGTCAAGATCAAGATTTTGCTTTAGGTGTTCCTTTGATTACAGATTTAGATTTTATAAACTGTTTTACTTTTGGGAATGGTGTAGAAAGTTTTAGAATTCAAGATAGTCCTGTAGGTAAAAGTTTTAATTTAGGAGAAAGAGTTTTAGCCGTTTCTAATCAAGACTTTAAAGAGGCAGATCGGTTTGCTGGATTAACATATAGTGGCGTTTATAGTGATTCTAATAATTCTAATAATTTAAATGAATTTAACTTAGGATTAGTGAATTATAAAGACTTAGAAACTTCCTTTGGACCTATACAAATATTACATTCCAGAGAGACAGATATATTAGTTTTACAAGAAGACAGAATATCTTATGTATTAACAGGTAAAAATGTTATTACAGACTCTACAGGTGGTGGGGCAATTGCATCAGTAAAAGAAGTATTAGGTACACAGGTAGCGAGGATAGAAGAATTTGGTATTAGTTTTAATCCTGAAAGTTTTGCTGTTTGGGGAAGTGAAATATTTTTTACAGATGCTAAAAGAGGTACTGTACTTAATTTAAGAGGTTCAGATCGAACTAATGATCAATTACAACTTGTTTCTCGCTTTGGTATGAACTCATTTTTTAGAGATAGATTTACTGAAACTTTAACAAGTCAAAAATTAGGGGCTTATGATCCTTATATGAATGAGTATGTGTTAACTATCAACAATGAATCAGTACCAAGACCAAAACAAAAACTTCCTTGTAACACAACTATTAGTCAATTAGGAATTAGTACAACTCTTTTATATGATGTTGATTTAGGAACGGGTACAGGTGTCATTAATATACCTTATATTATAACTTCAGGAAGTATTATTATTAATGTTGTTTGGAATAATACTACTTTTACTTCAGGAACTTTAACTACTGCTTCAACTACACCTTTTAGTTTTTTGAAAAATACAGCAACTCCTAATATTGCTGCAGTAGAAATTACAGTAGTTAATGCACCAGCTACTTACGAAATTACATTAGAGTGTGCGCCTGAAATTCCTCTAACACTTATACAGGTAGTAGTTAACTCAGCTAATTATGCTACTGAAACTATACATACTAATTATAGATGGACAGACGGTTCATACATCAGTAATTTTACAGGATTTTCTCCTGCAGTATTAGTTGTACCACAGGCTTCTGAATATTCAGTAAGTACAGGAATAAGGGGACAGGGTAATTATCCTTCTACTGTTTCAGACATAACACTTAGAACTCAGAGAATACTTCCTGATAATTTTAATTTTGATCCATTAATTCATAAGCTTAAACTATTATCTTCTAATACTTTATATAATAATAGTCCTGGAGATATTGCTAATTTATTAGCAACAGCTACTGTAGTTAATGGTGGTACATATACTAATCCAAGTCCTGGAGTATTCCAAGGAACTGAGTTAGCATTTAATCAACCACTTGGTAATCAATACTTATATTTAGTTTGGGAATTTGTTCTTGAAAACAATTTATTTGTATGCTACTGTCCTAATAGTGCTGTTGAGGCATGTTGTGAATGTATTGTTCCATGTGAGCAAGCTTACTTTGGTCCTGTAACACAAAATGTATCACAAGTATGTACTACAGATAGTAATACTCCAGGTAATCTTGGTCTATTAGGATTTAATGGTACAGGATCTATACCTCAATTAGGGAACATTGTTTTCGGAGGAGATGGTTGTGATGCTGGCAGTTATTTAGCAACTGGTTTTTATATTGTAACAGCGGGCCCTGGCCCTACAATTGGTCCTAAAAATTGGGTTCAAATAGGCGTTAATGGTGAAGTAATAAATACAGGAGTTTGTCCTTAATTAAATTAAATAAAATAAAAAATATATATAAATATGTCGTGTAATAATCAACTACAAGTATACTGGAGTGGAACTTCTTTCTTTTCAGCTACTGCATTTTTTAGTGATGCTGCTCTTTCAAGTCCATCCCCTGACGGATTTTATGCCTTTGGAGGTTTTGTTCGTGAAATATCAAATGGTATTTTATTAGCTGCGGTTCCTTGCGAATCATGTATAATACCTTGCGGTGATCCTTTTTACTTTAACGGTGGATCAACTGGTGAATATAACATTGTATTTGGTATGGGTAGCCTTCCAGGTGCAGCTATTATTACTTTTAGTCCTGGCCTTAACAACAGCACTTATTTCCCTGTTCCAGATCAATGTACATGGACTTACGTTAGTCCATCAACTCCTTATGGTGAGATAAAAAGATCAGAATATTCTCAGCTAACAGGTGGTTATTTAAAAGGACTTATCGGAGGTTTTGATAGTCCAACTTATGCATCTGGAAATCCATGTTTATCTCTACAAAGTCCAGTTGGGCCTTTAATTAAAACAGGACTTGGGACTGTTAATTCACAATCACTTGGAACAATTTATGATTATAATTATGCTTCATCAATTTTTAATATATCCAATGTCAACCAACCATTAGGTAGTATAATTTCTCCGATTGGATGGACAGGAATAGTTAATAATACAGGAGATTATCAATCTACATTATTAAATTGGAATTGTATTGATAAGTCTACAAGTAACTGTAATTGTAGTACAAGCATTTCAACTTGTAGTACAGCATTAGGAGTTCCTGCAAGTCCTTATAATAACAATGTTGCTTTAGCTCCAAACTTAATGCCATTTTCTGCAGGAGGAAATACTCAATTTCAGGCGTGTGGTTTATCAGTTAAACCAGCAGTTATGGTAGTGCCATCTCCTCCAGGGATACCTCAAACAGATTTAAAGGTAAGTGTAGTTGGTCCTTGTACATCAACATGGTGGGGTATTGATGTTAAGTGTCCCGAATTATTAGCGCCTATACTTTCATCAACTCAATTTGGGGACTTGGAAGATGATCAAACTCCAGCTGGTCAATTAACTAAAACACCTCTTGCAGATGTTTGTGATTACGTAGTAGATACAACTTTCTATCATGTACCTGTAGATAACTGGGGTAATACTAATCCTAATTCTTATTATTATAATGGTGACTCTTTTTCAGCAGCTGGTGTTGTTCCATTAGGGCAACCAAATGGGGTTTTAGGATTATCAGACTGGATATATGAAGATCCTTATGGAGTAACGCCTGTTGCTGTTGGTGTTTATAAAATGCAATTTGATGCTTTGGATGGAGGAGGAGTTCAAAATTGGGCAGTGCAAGTTGGCCCAAGAGAGTATAAAGACGTATCTAATACAGGTACTCCTGGTCAATTTAATCCATTGCCACCTGAAGATTATGTAGGGCAAACTTGGTCTCCAGATTGGAATGCAGGAATTACAGCTTCTGATGTGCAATCAACAGGAGCAAGAGTACCTGGTATAGTTCGGTCAATTACACCATGTACTGCTATTCCTATTGCTCCTTGTGGAGGAAGTTTTAATGGAACTAACTTATCAAATGGGCAATACAATATAGATATGGATGCGGGCGCAGCAACAGGAGCTGTTATTATTCGTCTGAAATCATTTAACGTTCCTGATAAATGTACATGGACTTATGATGGTAATAGTGCAAGTGAATATTCTTCTCCAATTTTTGGTTATCTCCAAGGAGCAATAGGAAGTATAGCTGGTGGAGGAAGTCCATGCCCTTGCCCTCCAGGATTTGATTCCTGTTTAACTTCAGGTGTTGGGGGAGTTGATGGAACAATTACAAATGCGCTTGGTTCAAATGGTATAACGTATGATGGACTATCGCATATTTGGGATCCTAACATTCCTGCGTTTGTTGCAGGTGCATCAATTGTTATGGGGCCTTATACTGATCAAGCTTCGGGTGGTGTTACTTTAACTCAAAACGCACCAGGTTATGCTATGATGGTAGTACCAAAACCTAATGCAGCTCCATCTTTAGTACAAATACAGTTAGAAGGACCATGCAATAATACAGGATTTGAATGTGAAGCGTATTGTCCTGTTAAATTATCTGTTAAAAATAGAGGTGATGTTGGCGGGGCATGTAAAGTTTACACTACT